AAGAAGCTCTCGAACAATTATTAATCGAAGGTGGCTACGGAGATGCGGAACCAATCATGTTCTTAATGGCGTAATTTAAGTTTATTAAAAATGTTACCCCTCAAAAGAGACAAACGATTCAGACAGGGAATTTATACTCCCAAAAATCCCAAAAAATACATGGGCAAAACTGCAATATATCGCAGTGGATTGGAGTGTAAATTTTTCATGTTCTGTGACAACAATCCCAATGTTTTGAAATGGGGAAGTGAAAATGTAATAGTTCCTTATGTATCAAAGATCGACGGCAAGTGGCATAAATATTATGTCGATAACTATGTCGAGATTTTAGAAGGAAACACTGTGGTAAAGTATCTTATTGAGATCAAACCACACAAGCAGACAAAGAAACCAGAGGCAAAACAAGGTAAAAAGAAAAGCAGTTTATTATACGAACAAACACAATGGATAATAAACGCGGAGGGTAAATGGCCCGCTGCTGAAAAGTATTGTAAAGATAGAGGATGGAAATTTTTAATTTTAACAGAAAAGCACTTGCTATGATCATCGTGTTTGTTAAATAAAAACACATGAAATTGTTTAGCGAAAAGGTAGAAGCAACCTTTACTAACTCTTCTTTTAACATCTTACAAGTTGAAAACTCGGCCTTTGTGATTAAATATATAAATGAACAACTATCCAAAAGAAGCTGGAATATATAAATTAACATGTATTAATAATGGAAAAATATACATAGGAAAGTCTGTTAATATCTATCATAGAATTAGTTGCCATAAGAGTTGCGCGAAGAAATCTGAAGGTCGATGTTATTTTGAAAATGCCCTGATAAGGCATGGATGGGACGCATTTAGCATTGAAATATTAGAAACATTCACAAATTTTGATAAATTACAGGATAATCCATTTCTACTCGAAAAAGAAGAATATTATATAAACTTATTCGAGTCCTATAATTCTGATAAAGGTTATAATTTATGTAAATTTTCAACTGATCGAACTGGTATAAAACACTCAGAGGAAACCAAAATAAAAATGAGAAAACCGCGCTCTCAAGCAACTAAAGAAAAAAATAGACAGGCTAGATTAGGTAAAAAACATTCAAAAGAAACGAAGGAAAAAATAAGTAAAAGTAATTTGGGGAGAGTCTTCACAGATGACCATAAACAAAAATTGAGAGAATCTAGTCCTACTAGAATATTTTCTGTAGAGTCAAAACTTAAAATGAGTCGAGCCAATTTAGGGAAAAAACGTTCAGAAGAATCTAAGGAAAAAATGAGAATGGCTAAATTAGGTAAAACACGATCAGACGAAACAAAGGAAAAAATTAGACTATCTAAATTAGAGAAACTAAATAAATAACTCATATGAAGCTATTCAGTGAAAATGTTTTTCCAGTATATACCGATAAATCTGTAAATATTTTACAGGTCGAAAACTTTTCAGAAATTTTCTTTGATGTCTATGAGATAGAGCTTAACAAGATCAAATACCCTGTTGAAAAAATTTCCTCATTTAGAGGAAATCCAGTGGTGTCTGTTCCTGTAGTAATAGGTGAAAAGGAACAGGAATATCCCTTTGTTTTGATCAAAGGATCTGAGTCCATTGTCTTTAATGAACAAAACGATGAAGCTCCTGTGGATGATATGGTGGTGCAAGAATCTTCTTCAGAAGATATCATTTTTGAAAATATCGATCTTGATCGTGACAGCCGTATCAAAGAATCTACACGACGCGAATTATTGCAGCAAATTGAAGTTGCAAAAGCTAATGCGAAACAGCAAGCTGAAGCTATCAAGCATCAGAAAATAAAAGAAGCTGATATTGAAATTCGTAAGAAAAACAAGATCTTAACTGAAAGCCTAAACACCGCCAAACAAGAATTGGTCAAGGAGTTTTTAAAAATCACCAAGTCCCTCAAAAATGAATTGGTGGATGGTGCGGATGATCGATATCGTGAAATCTCAATCACTGTTGATAATAAGATCACTGATTTAGCTGATCGTCTGTCTGAATCAATAACATCTGATTTTGAGAATTCATCATCAGAGTTTGAATCTAAAATACGCGATTTCGTAAAGTCATTACACAATGAAAGTGTAATTCCAGAACTGCATAAATCATTAGAGACAATCGCCACCGATGCGGTGGATCGTATAAAAACAATCGAAGTTAATTTAGAGAAAAAATTAACTGACAAAGCTGAAATATCAGTTATCGAAGAACTGTCTCAAGAACTGGATGTTCTTCGCAATGGTAATATTGAATTAAACAACAACATCAACAAGGGAGTTAACAAAGCGCTTTCCAGAATTGGAAATGTGAATAATCGAATTGATGAGGTTACTGATACGATCAGCAAAAGAATCGATGAGCGTGTTTCGAATGTATCAAATGAACTTGTAAAGTTTTACAGTGAAAAATTACAATTACTAGAGGATCAAACTTTTAATTTAACTGAACAATCTAGAAAATATGTAATAGATTTGGTTCAAGACTCTAAAGATACTTTGGTGTCTGACATTAGAAATATTCAAAAAACAGCGCCGATTGAATTCATAATCGAATCAAAAGGCAAACGTAAAGTTAAAAGTTTTGATGTCATTGACAAAGATATCGATAAAAAAATATCGGATAAAATTTCAGATGAAATTATAAAGCTTAAAAAGTATATTGCTGTTTATTCAGGGGGTGGTGGTTCCGTTGCACAACAGTTTGCTAATGGCGGTGTGATGAACGGTAATCTAACTATTTTTGGCACCATTTCAGCATCTCAATATCTTGGACTATCTAGCGGCGGTGGAGGTGGAGTATCTGGTGATTATCTACCATTGAGTGGCGGTACCGTTGATGGCAATTTAACAGTAAGCGGTAACATAAATTTAAACGGTGACGGTATAGAACAACTCACAGCTTCATATTCAGATGCTATAAGTTTAACTAGTGATACATCAATAAGTCTTAATTCTCGTGCTGGTGGCCTTTTAACATTAAGAGGTTCAGATGTTTATATAAATTCTGATACTGGTATTATTAAACTGTCAAACAGTAGCTTACCAGATTTTAATCTACTACAATTAGGTGGAATCACGGCAAATTTCCCAGCTATTAAAAGAAATGGATCGGGAATTGATATCAGAGATGCTGCTGATACAGGTTACACCAGCTTAGCTGCTGGTACATTTGTAGTAAACAACAACATAGTCACTAGAACTGATAACTTCACTCTCAGTGGAGCTGATGCTGGTAAGTATACTAGATTAACTAAACTAAGTGGTACACAAATCATAACACTGACAGGATCAGATATTCAACAAGGTCATGAGTTTACATTCTATCGTGCTACATCAGCAACTCTTGCTCTTAGTGGTGGAACAGTGAATGGTGGTAGTAATATATCAAGTGTGCCTCAGTTTGGTGCTTTTGCTCTTAAACATCTTGGAGGTGGAACCTTTGACTTTATCTAAATTATGTCTTCATTAATATCTGTTATAGCAGGAAGTCGTAGACGGTTTGATCCAGATGCTCTGGCTTATTTCTCAAGAATAACTGCTGCTGGTAGTAGTATAACTGATAAAAATAAATTAGCTGTAGATGCTTTTATCAAGGGTTGTAAAACTGACGGTATTTGGACTGCGATCAAGGCGTGTTGTCTGCTCGCTGGTCCTGACGATCTGACCGGCGCACTTGTGCCGTTGGTGGGGGCGGCTCCAACCAACACTGCGTTTGTGTCTGGGGATTACAGCCGAACCACAGGATTACTCGGAAATGGAACCACCAAATACCTAAACAGCAACCGCAACAACAACGCGGACCCTCAGAATTCCCGGCACATTTACGCTAGGATTACAGCAGCGCAGCTTGATACAACAGTAGCTCGAAGGACTATCGGCACGACGTCAGCTTCAGGTGGAACCGTTTGGGGTATTACTAGTGGCCCTGTTGTTTTCACTCGGTGTGCGACATCCAGCACAGCAACAATTACTGCAACCCTGAGCACAGGAGGTGTTGGCGTTTCACGTTCAAATTCATCGAACTACCTCCGAATGATTTATGGATCGGTCGCGTCTGTCGCTGACGTTTCCGTCGTTCCTGCAAACCAGAACATCGGAGTTTTCGGAGCTATTACGGCGGATAGGACGAATGCTCGATTGTCGTTCTACTCCATCGGTGAATACCTTGACCTTGCGCTCCTCGATGCCCGCGTTGCAACTTACATGTCATCCCTAACCTAAACTATAAATAAACATATGACAATAACCAATCCAACTCCAATTATAATCCCACCAACTCCACAACAAGAGTTTCCACATCTCTGGATCTCGGACATAGTTGTACATGCACCAACTATAGATAAAGGGTTTATTCACATTGAAACAAAACCTTATAATCAAGAAACAAAAGCAATCGGATCCGATGCTTTTCGTTCAATCATCAGAACAGATGATCTATGGAAAGCTGTAAATGAAGTTCCAGAAGTAGCAGCTGCTATGTTTGCTATCTTCCAAGCTGTTGATCCCTTGAGAGCTTGGCTTAATGGTGGAACACCTAGCGTAGTGACACCACCGGATCCTGTCAAAGAATAAATAAAACTATATTTCACCATCCTTTTAAGTAAATAAATACATGTCATTAAAACTACGATTAATCTCGGAAAATCCAGATATTCTGGAAAGATTCGAAATCATTGAAGAGCAAGATAATCTAAAAAAGGGAAATTCACTCTATGTAAAGGGTCCGTTTATTGGATGTAATCAAATCAATAAAAACAAAAGACTCTATAATCTAGATGATACAAGAGCCGAAGTTAATCGTTATATTGAAGAGATGGTTATTCCGGGAAGAGCTATGGGAGAACTCAATCACCCGAGTTGCCATCTATTAGAAGCGGAACTACTTACAGATAAAGGGTTTGTAACTTTTGAAAAATTACCTGAAGACGCCAGTGTATATACACTGAACACAGATACTAATGAAATAGAACTGCACAAGATAAACAAAAAAATAGTATCTGAATATTCTGGCGAAATGTATCATGTAACTGGAAGAAACATCAACACTGCCGTTACTCCTACTCATAGATTTCCAATCGAACGAAGATATGGCAAACGTGAATTTGTAACAATCGAAGAAATTTATAACAATAGAAAAAAATATAATAAAAGCAAATTTTTAAAAGTTGGCGATTGGGTGCAAGATTCTTCCGAATTTTATGTTCTAAAGGGAGACAATTATATACATTCTAATAAATGTAAAGGAAATATAACAGAGGATTTACCAATTAAATTTGATGTATTTATAAAGTTTTTAGGAATTTACTTAGCGGAGGGTCATTGCTCCAACCCAACCACGATACATAGAAATGGGTATTCTGTTCATATTTCGCAAAAAAAGGAATCTGTCAGAGCCAAAATAAGAGAATTATTATCTCAATTCCCAGAAGAAATTAAATGGATTGAAACAGATGTTGATTTTAGAACATGTGATAAGCGATTACACAATCTATTATATCCCTTGGGTAATTGTTATCAAAAATATATCCCAGACGAATTTAAAAACATATCTTCTGAATTATTAGAAGAACTAATTTATTGGTTTAATTTGGGAGATGGTAGGTTTTCTACAACATGTCATGAAAACGGATATGTTCAGAGAAACATATTCACCGTTTCAAAAAGATTAATAGATGATCTACAAGAATGTTTATTAAAATCTGGAGGGTGTGGTAATATCACTACTATAATAACTGAAGCAGATTATAAATTTGCCGATCACGTGATCAAGGCTGAAAATAAAGTTCCGTTATATCAATTAACATTGGCAACAACTAAAAATATTTATTTAGATCCGAGATTTCTAAAAATAGAAAAAGTAAATCTTGGCCAAGATAAAGTGGCGTGTGTTAATGTAACCAATTCTAATTTTTATTGCCGAGAAAATGGTAAGGCATTTTGGTCTGGAAATTCACCGGAAGTTAACTTGGAAAGAGCTTGTCACTTGGTAACAGAGTTGAAAGAAGACGGAGATACATTTTATGGCAAGTCCAAAGTATTGTCAACTCCTCTCGGTCAGCTATTAAGATCTCTGATCAATGATGGTGTCAAGGTTGGAATGTCCACTCGCGCATTGGGAAGTTTACACGAAGAATCAACACACAATGTTGTTAAAAACATGAGATTGGTTGCGATTGATGCTGTAGCAGATCCATCTTTCCCCAAAGCATTTGTCAATGGAATCTTAGAATCTAAACAGTGGGTGGTTACAGCAGATGGACATTACGAAGAAATTTACGAAAACTTTGAAAAAACCATATCAAATCTTCCAAGAAAAAATATGGATGGCTATCTAAAAGAACAAATTCTTAAATTTATTAACGCGCTAAGTTAAATAAAATTATGCCATCCAAAAGCGAAAAACAACGTAAATTTTTTGGTGCCGTTAAGGGTGCCAAAAAAGGAAACTCTAAGGTATCTGGCGCTGCTAAAAAAGTTGCGAAGAAAATGCCTGAAAAAGAGATTGATAAATTTCTAAAGAAAAAGGGAGCTGAAGAAGATGCGGAATCCATTTCTAAAAAAATTAAAAAAACTGGTAAAGCTGAGTTTAAAAAAGATGGTCCAAAGGATCGCAAGAAAACAGCACCTCCTACCCAAGTTCAGAAAACTAAAAAGGGTAAAGGATCTTACACTCGCGATAAAAAAGAAAAGCCACTCACTGAATCAAACATCTCTTTATTCATAGATTGCATTTTAGAGAAAAAATACGACGACGCGAGTAAATACTTAACAAGCATTCTTAATTCAAAACTTCAAGAAAGAATTGAAAAGGAATTGGCAACACCTTTATTTTAACACATGAAAATCAAAGATTTATTAAACAAAGATGCGGTTGAAGTATTCAGCGAGTCCTCACTGGATGCAATTCAAGAAGCCTTCGACACCAAAGTCAATCTTGCAACAGAATCTGCATTGATTGCTCAAGATGAATTGTATGCTAAGAAATTAGATACTCTCATCAAGACAATTGATAAGGATCACACTGCAAAGATGAAAAAGATCGTTGAAGCTGTTGATCAAGATCGCGCACAGAAGTTACTAAAGGTTGTTAAGAAGTATGAAAGAACTCTCAATGAAGATGCTTCACAATACAAGCAACAATTAGTTGGTGCTGTTAGTGCATATCTCGATGAGTTCCTAGAAGAGTCTATCTCAACTGAAGATCTAGCAACAGC